GTTTCCTTATCTCATTCGTACCAAGCGTCTTGAAGAAAACTACTATGACGAAACATTTATGCCTGCTTTTCGCTCAATTGCAAAAGCTCTAGGCCAAAACTATAACATCCTCATGGAACGTCCAGCACTCCAGCCGTTGACTATACAGCAAGCGATCACGGGCTGTAATATCTGTACCCCTATGGACTTAAATAGTTCGGCAGGTGCATTCTTTACCCATACCGTAAAGGTCAACTTAAAAGCTGATATAGTCAACTCAGCTGGACAATTCTTCATAGCTCAGGTAGAGAAGTGGACAATAGACCAATGGGACTTGGCCGCAAAGGGGAGACGACTCTCATTTCCGGCTGAAGCCTGTTACAAATCTGAAACCCTCGCTATAGGCAAGCAATACAAAAAGCGGGTTTTCTTCAATGTTCCCCTTCCTACTGTCATCAATTTGAAGAGAATTCTTGCGCCCGTTCACCATCTGTTTGCGGGCGACTTTGATAATAGTCCATATCTATTCAATGCTGACCCTATCCGAGACTGGGATTCCCTCTTTAACAACCTCTTTGAGCAAAGTGGAAAATTCCTTGCCCTTGACGCAAAAGCCTATGACATGAGCGTAAACTCGGCCGTACTTCTTTCAACAGAAGAACTGTTGTGCGAGTTGTACCAACTACCTGATAGAGATACTCCCATGCGTTTGCGCATAAGAGTATTGCTGCAAGAAGTAGCTTTCATGCCATGTCTGTTTGAAACAATTCTAGTGGCTAAGCAAGGAGGAATTCCTAGTGGCGTTTGGGGGACAGATCTATTGGATGATATGACTTTAGATATAAAGTTGTGTCATGCATGGATTACTTTGACCAAAGAGCCTTTGCACAACTACCTAAAATATGTGACAAAGAAGCTCTGTGGTGACGATGTCATTGCCACAGTACACCCAAGCTTCATTGACATTTACAATTGTGTTTCTATAACGAAACACTTCAAAGAGGAGTTTAACATCAACATCACTCCAGCAATGAAAGATGACAAAATTGTACCATACTTGTCTCAATCGGAAGTTTCTTTCTGTTCAAGGAAGTTTGTTCCATGTCCTGACCATCCTTCTTTCAGGATTCCAAAGCTCAAGGAAAGTGCAATAACATCTACACTTGAGTGGACGGAGGATGCTGACCCCTACAGCTTGTACAATCAGTACTCTGCTGCTTCATGGGAACTAGTTGCCTATGGCGCCGAGCGTTATAGTACGTATATGTCTGAATTGACTGCTTTCGCAATCAAACATAAAATACCACATACGCCTACAACGTACTCTGACG